CCTGATCGGTCTCCTGCCCGCCGCCTATGACGCGGAAGCGAAGTTCCTGGTCAACAAGAAGACCCTGTACGGCACCATCGCGAAGATCAAGGACAGCGTCGGCAACCCGATCTTTGTGCCCGACACCATCTCCGGCGTCGGCGGCCGCCTGATGGGTTACCCGGTCATCGTGGACGACTATGTCGAGACCTCCACCGGTTCCATCTACCTGGGCAAGTGGACCGACGTCGTCGGCAACCTGCCGGAAGACATCCATGTGGACCGCGATGAGAGCGCCGGCTTCACCGCCAACGCGATCATGTTCCGCGGGATCTCCGTGTTTGACTCCAAGCCGGCGAAGAGCGACGCCATCGTCCGCCTGGTCACCACGGCCTGATAACGGTACTCCGGCGACGGCCTGAGTATAGCCGGGGCGGGGTTTACACCCTTTACCCGCCCCGGCGCTTTCTCCAAAGGGTGAGGAAAGGGGAACAAAATGAAAACGATCATCGCGGTGCCGTGTATGGACACGGTGCAGACTGAGTTCTGCAAATGCCTGGCAAAAATGCAGCGGGTCGGGAGCATGGACTACGAGTTCACATCCTGCTCGCTGGTGTACAAAGCACGGAACGACCTGGGCCGCCTGGCGGCAAAGGGAGACAGCGACTTTGTCCTGTGGCTGGACAGCGACGTGATCTTCGACTCGAGCCTGCTGGTCGATATGATCGCGAACATGGGCGGCCACGATATCGTGACCGGCGTATACCATATGCGGCGCCCGCCGTTCATGCCGGTGATCTGGAAGACACTGAAGCAGGGACTGACTCCGGAGGAAAATGTGAGCGAGATCGCGATCGAGTATCCGACGGACGAACTGTTTGAGGTGGAGGGCTGCGGCTTCGGCTGCGTCATGATGCGGACGGACGTGCTCCGGGTGATCCTGGAGAAGTATCACGACCTGTTTTCCCCGCTGCCGGGATACGGCGAGGACCTGAGCTTCTGCGTCAGGGCCAGGGGATGCGGTTTCAAGATCCACTGCGATCCGCGGATCCAGATCGGCCACAAGGCTTCGACGATCGTAACCAAGGAAACATGGGAAGCGTACCGGCAGAAGGTCGGGGGTGATCTCCTGTGAAGAAGATCCTGATCACCGCTCCGCTGAAACGCGACCCGAAGATCTTTAACGAATACCAGGAGAGCCTGGACAATCTGATCATCCCGGAAGGCTTCGAGGCCGACCGGTTTTTTGTTGTGAATGATTGCCCCGAGGTGATCCCGCACATCCGGAAAGCGCGGTACATCGTGCACGACTCCGAACCCGGCGCGGAACAGAAAGATCCGCACGACTGGCCGGGAAACGTGATCCGGCGGATGTGCGATATGCGGAACATGACTGTCATCATGGCGCTGAAGGGCGGATACGACTACTGGTTCTCCGCTGATACCGACCTGGTCCTGAACAAGCACACGCTCGAGTGGTTGCTTGCGGCTGACCGGGACATCATCAGCGAGATCTTCTGGACGAAGGGGCCGCAGGGCTTGTGGTGCAACGCCTGGATGTACGACGACGGGGACGTGGACAATATGTGGCCGCTGTGGCAGAAGCCCGGGCTGTATGAGGTCGGCGGAACCGGCGCCTTGATGCTGGTGAAGCGCAGGGTATTCGAGGCGGGCGTCGGGTACGCGAGGATCCCGAACATCCGGAAAGCACTGAGCGGGGAGGACCGGTTCTTCTGTGTCCGGGCCGCCTGCGCGGGATTCGAGATGTGGATGGACACCCACGCGCCGGCGATCCACCTGTTCGGCGAAAAGGAATACCAGGAATACATGAACACTTACAAACGAGGTGAAGGCCATGCTGAACGAGTGCAAGCTGGCGCTGAGGATCACGGCGACAGTGTATGACGGCGAGCTCTGCTCCCTGATGGACGCGGCCGCGAAAGACCTGACGACTGCCGGCGTCGTGCTTCCCGGGACGGTATCGTTTCAGACGACAAACCAGGGGATCAGCGACACGAGTACCCTGACGGACGCGCTCTGCCAGCGGGCGATCTTCACGTATGTGCGGATGATGTTCGGCAGCCCGGACGACTACGAACGGCTGCGGGAAGCATACTCCGCGCAGAAGGTGACCCTGATGCACGCGGCGGCGTACACGGACTACGACGGCGAGGAGCCGGAGGAACCGGAGGAGGCGGACGGCGATGGTGAGAGCTGACGTGATCGGGCTGGTGTCCGAAACACGGAGCGCCCACGGCGTCCATGAAGCCATCACGGAGAACGTGCGCGAGGTGCCGGCGGAGATCCGGAGCGTGACCCGCAGCGAGTATTACACCGCGCTGAACGCGGGCGTGCAGCCGGAGCTGGTATTCAAGCTCACGCTGGACGCGGACTACCAGGGCGAACACTTTCTCCGGTACGGAAACCAGAAATTCCGCGTGGTGCGGACATACCTGACAAACGACGGCGGGATCGAGATCACCGCGGAAAGGAGTGACGAGAATGGCACGGACGAAGAAGACAGCGGCACCGACGACGGTAACAGTTGACGTGGTGGATGAGCTGATCACCCAGCTGAACACCATCGAAAGCATCGAGTTCGTCCGGGACGCCTGGGTGAACAAGGCGCCGGAAAACTACGGCGTGGTGGAACCCCAGGGCGAGGCCCGGCAGCTGTGGGCGGACGGCCACCTGATCGACTCCATCTGGCGGGTGATGATCTACGCATACGTGGCCGGGGACGACGACACGATCGCGGCGACTGTACAGAACAAGCTGGAAGCGTGGGAGAGCGCCGGAAAGGCGGATCTCACGCATACCATCAGCCGGACGTTCGACTACCAGGTCGGAAAGGTCTGCTGGACGTGGACAGTGCATCTGTACGGAGGACTGACCCGGGAGGAACCGGCGCCGGCAGGTGGTGCCTGATGGCGAAGGTTGAGTTCCACGACGGCGACTTCGGTGTGAAGCTGGAGCAGCTGGGCGGGCGGGAAACCATCCGCCGGATCGTGGAGGCCGGAGTCAAGGCGGCGGTCAAACTGGACCGGGAACGGACGGTTGCCGCCGGCCACGTGATCACCGGCCAACTGAAGGAAGGCTTCGGGCCGGGAATCTACCACGAAGACCTGGACGCCGCCTGGCAGTACGTTTACCCCCAGGGGACGGACAGCGACGGGCAGGACCTGGCGAAGATCGCGTTCGTGATCAACTACGGATACGGCGGGAAGCGCACGGCAAAGACCGGCGACAAGTTCCTGACGGGGAAAAAACCACAACTGGACGATGCGGTCCGGGAAGCGATGGCCGCCGAAGCGGAACGCATTAAAAACGACATCATGAGGTGAAGAGACTATGGCGAAAATCGGCATCAAGGGGCTGGTATACGCTCCCTATTCCAGCGGCGGCGACGGCACATCGGTGGTCTACACCGGCGGAGTGGCCCTGGATGACTACATGATCAGCGCGGATATCACGGAGAACCGGGACGACGTCAAGTTCTACGCGGACGATCACCAGATCGACTCCGACAACAGCCTGACGGGCGTGAGCCTGAGCATGGAACTGAGCAACATGACCGACGCGCTGGAGAAGGCGCTGCTGGGCTACGCTGACGGCTCCGGCGGAGAACTGAACGTGACCGGGAAGGACGCGCCGTTCGTGGGCGTCGGCTTTACCCGGAAGGAGCGCTTCAAAGGCGCGATCACCTATCACGGCTTCTGGATTTACAAGATCCAGTTCTCCAAGGACAGCGACAGCGCCCAGACCAAGGGCGAGAGCGTCGACTTCCAGACGGAGAGCCTGAGCGGGAACGCGATCGGCGTGCAGCTGAGCAGCGGCGGCGATGTGATCTACTACAGCCACATCCGGAACACCGTGGAAAGCACGGTCGTTGCCTGGGTCAAGGCCAAGGGCGGGGTCACCTGATCCCGGAGAATCCAACGGAGGCGGGGGAGACGTTCCTCCGCCTCCCGCTTTTTTGCATGAAAGGAGATAAAGGGTATGGTCAAGCTGAAGGTGGGCGAAACCGAATACGGGCTTCGCATGGACATGTACGCGATGGAGATGATCGAGGAAGAGTTCGGGAGCATGAAGGAAATGTTCACGAAGATCCAGGACGGCGGAAGCAAGGCCGTGCGGACGCTCTTCCGGATCCTGGCCAACGCCCAGCTGGCGTATGAGGGCCGGGAGGAAACAGTGACCGGGGACGAACTGAAGCGGCTCCGGGTGGCAGCCGTGGCCGGGATCGGACAGGCGATCCGGGCGGCGGTCGAGGAAGGAATGAAAAGCGAGACCACGGACGGCAACGACGCCGACGACCAG